AAATAAAGATTGCCCGTTCCTGTGTCTTCAATAAATGAGTGGCTACCATCATGAAAAATCTGCAAGTCATTGCCAGCACCAAACTGCGCCTTGTCGTTGTCGCCAAAGTTGATGTCGTTGCCATTGGTGTCAAGGTCGCCGCCCAACTGCGGGGTGGTATCATCCACAAGGTCTGTGGCAATCCCTGTTAAGGCAGAACCGTCACCTGAAAAAGAGGTAGCAGTAACAGTGCCAGTTACATCCAGTGCTGTGGCTGGTGAGCTGTTAGCAATACCAACCCGGTCATTGCCAGCGTCAACAAATAGGATGTGTGTTGCCGTGTCACCCTCAACACGGAAGTCAACATCAGCACCTGTTTCATTAAATACAGTGCCAGTGTTGTTGAGGAACATACGCTCTACGTTGCCAGTAACAACACGGAAAGTATCTGTAGCGGAAAATTGCAGGTACGTATCGGTGTCATCATCGTGGAAGATGCGGTCACGAAGGCCAATGTCTTCTACTTCAGTAAGGTTGTTACCTGCGGCATCAAGGGCTTGGTCTAGGGTAACGCCACCTGTCAGGTCGCCCGTGACGTTACCAGTAACATTACCCGTGACGTTGCCTGTGACATCGCCTGTGACATTACCTGTCAGTGCAGCAGTAACCGTGCCAGCAGAAAAATTGCCACTAGCGTCACGAGCTACAATGGTGCTTGCCGTGTTTGCATCAGTGGCATTAGATGTGACTGTAAATGTTGCACCTTCGCTAGAAGCAGAACCAGATAGACCTACACCGCTTACTGCACCAGTAGCAACATAGTTTCCTGCAGTTTTTGTTCCAAGTGTTACTGCATCATTAGCAATGTGAACCGTATCAATAGAACCGTCTACGTATTGGTCACTGTCTACTGAATTGTCAGCTAACTTTGCATTTGTAACTGCGTCATCTGCAAGACCAGAAGTATCAATCTTTGGACCTTCGCCAGTAGTACCGTCATGACTATGGCCTGTCGTAGCGTTAAACGCCGACTGGATAGCATCAAATTCGCCATCAAGGTCAGAGGCGTTGATTACGTTCCCGTCAGCGATATTGTTTGCGGTATCATTACGAGTGTAACCTGTACCCATACTTATCTCCTAGCATTAGTCATGAACTGCAGTGTAGCAGCGTCAATGGTAAATACAGCGTCTGTGTTTGTTCCTGTGGTTTCATATAAGATTGACACTGTAAATCCTGAACCTATTGTTTGTACGTCATAGATTGCTTTTTGTTTTACACCAAAGAGTGATGTACCATAAATACCAGAACCGTATGTAATAGATGCTGCTGCATCACTTGACAACACAGAGTCTGGTTGTACTGAACCCGGCTGGTCAAAGTCAAACTTGAGTGAGAACTCAAGGTCAAAGTCACCATTTACGTCCAGATAAGTTGTTCCTTTGTAGATTGTCTTACGTACATTGGGGTCACCCAAAGGAACAAACGGTGTAGCAAAGGTAGCTGGAATGTCAACTCCATCAAACGAGTTACCTTGCTCCATCTGATATACATATCCATCTGCATTAGCAAAGTAGATACGTTCTGCAAATCCATCATACTCACTGTATGTTACAAATGCGTTGATGCCTCGCATGTCATTGAAGGCCAAACCTTCTTGCAACTGTGTAGCACCAATACCCTTTGCAGAATCATTCGTGTATGTACTATTATATCCAAATAAACGATACTGACTTTTTTCACGAATGACTGTACTTGCAAATCCATCAGGACTACTTGTAATCAAATCTAGTATCTCAACCTGAATAGTCTTTGATACTGATGCAAGACTAAAGTCACCAATGCGGTCTGTTGCAGAGAATAAACGCAGACCATCTGGACCAAGAAATAATACGTCACCGCCAATTTCCTGAATGGTATCTGCAGCCACACAACCCAAGTCACGGGATACTGGTTGCATTACAAAGTCTGCTACACTGTTACCGTTTAGTACATTAATACTATTTTCACTAAAGATAATCAGTTGTTCACGGAAAACAATCAAACCTGTGATTGTATCTGCAACATTAATTATACCACCACCGTTAGCAATTGTAAAGTCATCATCTTCATATGGAGCAGAAAAAATTACTTTTTTACCGTTGCCAAGTACGATGTGGTTTTTAAAGTTGACAATAAAACTTGAACCAGAAGTGTCATTAGACAATGACGTAAGCTGTTCAAATGTTGTACCGTCAAATCTATATGGCTTACCTGTGCTGTCCACCAGCATCAGTTTTTCTGTACCATCAAAGTCGTACTTTAAAAAACGTACCTTGCCAGTACCACCGATTGTAACACCTGCGCTGCTATATGTAGCATTGTCACTTACCTGTGTCCAACCAGAACCGCTTGAGAAAAATAAATCATCGCCACGGCAAGCAAATACTTTGTCATCGTATCTGTGTACCCCACGAACAACGCCTGTATTGGACAGGGCGTTAGTGTCAAACTTCTCAAAGCCTTCAATACGAGTGTATCCACCAAAGATGGAAGGCTCAAAGTTACGCAGAATACGTGCTGAACCCGGTGCTTGAAAACCCTGCTGATATGGAGACAGGTTTGTAATCAAGCCACCCTTAAATTCAAATGAATGGGTCTGCCATGCATCAGCCATTAGATGGGCAACCTCGCAAAGCCCATCCGCCCACCACCACCAGTATTCTGTGGAATCATGTATGAACGTACATAGTAAGTGCGGTTAATAAGCATGGAACGCATATTCTTAATGCCTTCTTGATATTTTTCTTTTGCTACTAATGCGTCCTGCGTGTTGCCACGGAACAAGTATGCATAGTGCATAGCACCGTCTACAATCACATGCTTGAAGCGTTCAGGCACAGCAGGAACATCATCATGAAGGTCAAGGTCTACTGGTACACGGTAGTATTCGTATACAAGAGTATAAGCAGCATTTGGTTCAGGAGTAAGGATATATTCAAGGGCAGGGCCATGCGCAACCATTTGTGGAACACCCTGACGACCATCAGAGTTATATTCTTGGTCAACATACTTATCCAGATACTCTTCGTATGTAATAACCCCAAGTTTAGTTGTGGCATTACCTAGTGTGCTATCTTCTTTAATACGGAAGCTGTCAAAGTCCAGTAACTTTGCATCATGCGGAAAAGCATAACGTGTCACGTTAGATGACAATACATCTTCTTGTTCAACGTGATTGAAAGGCCAGTTATATTCGGTTTGGTTAATATCACGGATAGAAGCATTGATAGCGTCTTTAACCTGTGCATAGAAGCCTGTAGCACTGGCAAAGTTAGACGTGGTAAGTTCCGTCTCATTCAAACGGCGATTTACTTCATTTACAAGTCCTAGAAAATCGTATGCCATTACTTCTGCCTTATCGCTAATTTAACTGTACGTTCAGAAGTGCTACCAGTGCTGTCAACAATTTGACAAGTAAACACATATTCTCTGTTTAAAATACCGCTGCCAATATTAATTGTAGCAACAGTGTTAGTATTTGTTTGACTTACGTTCTGGATGCTATCAGTTACAGTATTGCCTGATGCAGCAGTAAGTGTTTCACCAGCATCAATCTGCGTTTTAGCAATGTCAGGTGTTTTTACAAACCAAGTGACAGACGTGATTGTAGCAGTGCCAAGAAAACGTGACCAGTCAATACTATAGTCTAGTGTTTCATCAGGGTCTTTTACAGGCCAACGAAATGACATTTGTTATTTCCTTATGCAGCCGCACGTCTTTCAGCGGCAGTAGATTGTTTTGCAACATATACAATACGAGGCAGTTGTTTTTCTACGTAGGCTGTTCTACGTCTATCATATAGTGTCTTAACTGCCTCAAAATCAAACTGTACGCCCGTAGCAGTGATTGTACCCAACGAAACTGTAGCAGATACACTTTCAAGTGCTTCGCTAGTAGTAATCTCTTGCAGTGTACCCAGTGTTGCTGTAGCACTTACGCCTGTAATTGGGCCAATTGTTACAACAAAATTCAGGTCATCATTTACTGCAGTTGCGCCTACTACGCCAGTGGTAGGAGCAGTTTTAATTGACCTTACATCAAAGTCGTCATTTACTGCACCAGTACCAACAACACCTGTAAGTACATCAGAGATATTAACTTGGATTGAACCTACTGAACCTGTAGCAGATACGCTATCAATTGCCTCTGTAGTTTTTGTTTCCAGTGTACCGATGGAAACAGTAGCACCTACACCAGAAATACTTTCAGTAATATTTACTTGTAGTGTGCCTACAGAAGTTGTAGCAGATACGCTATTCAGAACTTCAGAGATGTCAATCTCAAAACCAGTAACCGCAACGGATGCTACTGTTACTGTTGCGCTGACTCCTGTTAATGCAACATTAGGTGCTACAATTCCGTAACTAGCAGAACCGTATACACCTGTACCGTAAATTGCATCAAAGGAATCGTAGAACGCCATGTCCTACTCCTTACGCAATACGGATAATTGCGTTAGATGCATCAGCCGTTGGAAATTCAATAGTCAAGTCACCAGCAGTAGCAGCAACAGTACCACCAAAGTCAATGACAGCAATTGCTTTATTGCCTTGTGATGAGTTGTAAATGATACAACCGTCTGCTGATACAGTTACATCAGCAAATACTTCATCTGTAAAGTCAAGATAAGCAGTAGTGCCACTTGTTGCAATAGTTGCACCATCAAGTGTATTACCGCCAGCAGTATAGTTTGTACCAGTAGCCTCATCAGAGTTACCAGTTACGTCAGAGTAATTCGTAGTAGTGGCATCATATGTGCCAGTAGGGGTATCTTTAATAAGTGCCAGTTTAAGCACATCCGTATCAAGGTCGTGAGTGCCGCCCATTAGTTCAGATTTAAAACTGGTACACATAGCAGTTGTGATTGCCATAGTTTTGCTCCAATATTATCACAAGAAGTGAGGGGCAACCCGAAAGCTGCCCCACGCATTATTTATGCAAGGTCACGGTCTACTTCAGCAGCAGCACGTGGGGTTGTAGCATCTGCAACCAAAGCCCAGATACGAGCCTTACCTGCTGTACCAGTACCTGTGACGGTTGAGACAACATCAAGTGTGTCGTCAGATGAACCGAC